AGGGCAACGACTCAATTTGATAGTTTAAGGTCCTTACTCCGGGGATGGCTCGCCTGGCAGCCACTGAACATTCGCGGTCAGACCCATCAGTGCTGCACCCAACACTGGACTCGCTCTATGGAACTATCTACCTCCTCTCTATGGAGATATTATATCTCGGGGTCATAGAGTGCTGTATCCTCCTCTTCCTCAGCTTTCCAAGCGGACTTGTACTCTGATCTTGGTAGGACTACCAGATCACGCCACTGCTCATATGACATACGCTCTGGGCGTGGCACCTCCACGCCCACACCAGTGTAGTCACGAGATACCATACGGAGAAAGTTGGAGGGCCATTGGGCGAACGTGGCCTCAACCTGTGGCTCTAACCAATCAAGCAGTCCCTGGAGCCATCGCTCCGTAACGGGATTACCGGCTGCGTCGATATAGTTGCCCAGCACTCTCAGCCACGTTTGTTCAACATCCAGGGTGCCATACTCAGGGTACAATAAACGTAAGAATGTCTCCCCGAACGGCCTGTAGGGGATAACTACCCCCACTGGTCCATCCTCAGTGGGATACTCCTCCCGTCTAAAGTACTTACCTAGGTACTGCACCCCTTGGAACTGGAGAGGAGTAACATCAACAACGGCTGTTGTGGCGAATGATTTCTTCCCGAACCAGTCTATTCCAAAGATGTCCCATGCCTTGCCAGCTATCTGCTCCACGGAGAATTCTGGCAATGGGTCCTTGGTAGCTGATATATTATCATCACCCAGGGACTCCATGTGCACAGCACTCTTAATTTCCGCGTCGGAGAGTTCTGGGTTCAGCGAGATGAACACGCCATAGCCCACAATCAGGGTACATATCGATTGTAGGAGAGTGTTGTGGGAATGACCACTGGTGGTACCTACATTCTTTTGTAGGCGGATACCATCATCACGACAGATTGGCGCACTGATGAGGGACTCCTCTACAAAGCGCCAATAAGCGTCGTATGCTGGCTCCCTTCCATCCACAAACTGCTCCCTTATGATATTGATGGCTATCTTGATGAGCCATGGATCGAGGAAGGCATCATACTTCTTAGCATCCAGGCAATAATAGTTCGTATAATTGCGGAAGCGTTTATAGAAGCCGTGAGTGCCCTCATGGAACCAGGAGTCGCCAACGGAGATAGGCCATTTCGCATCGAGATAAGCGGATGTGAGTAACTTCTCAGTAATCCCACAGAGTTTGAGGTCGCGCTGACTCAGCATGAGTATGAGGCGTCCCACGGCTGGGGGGGACTGTTCAACCTCAGTGCGCTTGTGCTGTGTGACCTTTCCCCTGCCACCAAGGCGGACATCATGAGGGGACACATGATGCCCCGCAAGGAGACGGTCGTAAGCCCACTCCGCATCCTGTTGGGCGACGGGATCCGCCTCTTTCCGGGTCTTCATACCCATATCAGCGTACTCCATACCAGCAAACTTATCTCCCTTGAAGGGCACATCCTGGATGTCACCCTTCAAAGGAAACCTGAGCAGTTGGGGAAGCTCAAGAAGATCAGCAACGATATTCGCCGCGCGCATGATGATATCAGTGTGCTGGTCCGGCATGACTCTAACAGGACGGTCGAAGTTCTTTAGGTGATTCATCTCGACGAGGGTGTTTGCTTTAACAAAGGTCCAGTTGTCGCTGGTCAGGGTCTCATCGGCTGGCGGATTCTCTTTGCAGTACTCAACGATCACGGGATCCGCATCCGCTGTGGTGAGCTCATTGCGCAGCTGCGCGTATGGGGCGCGCGTGCCAATCACTGATATGTGGGTGTAGATCTCCGCTATTCTAAGCTGCTCCTCGAGGCGACGCTGAATCTGCCCCTTCCTTCTCTTGAACTTGCGTCGCCGTGTCTCAGGGGATTGGTCGGAGCGTTGCGTTGGTTGACTAGTGGAAGGATCGGACTGGGCGAACTGTTGAAAGGAGCGTTTGAGGTCCTCTCCGGCGTGGAGGGGTCGAGTCTCATAAGACATGTTGTGTTGAGTGGTTGGGGCGTGTGTTGTTGAAACTTAGGTTGCATCCACGGTTGGATTACGGGTCGATGTCGTGGTGAGATGAGGGCTGGAACCTCTTCTCAAGTTTCGGTGGC